TGGAAGGCTGCCGTCCGACAGCGCCTCGTCGACCGGAACGTCACGCGGTACGCGTTCGTCCGCGACTGCGCCGCCGCCGGGGTCTGCACCGTCCATACGGGGGAGTGCCTCCTCGCCGACGACGGGACCTCGACCGGACAGCGCGTGCCGTCGCTCGCCGTCGCGATCGAGATGGCGCGACGCGCCGGGTACGACGTCGTGCTCAAGCCTCGCCGCCCTGAAAGGACCATCCGATGAACTTCGAGACGATCCGGATCGAGAACCTCACCGCCGACCCGAACAACGCAAGGGCGCACAACGACCGGAACATCGACGCGCTCGCGTCGAGCCTCCTCCGATTCGGGCAGCAGAAGCCGATCGTCGTCGACGGCGACGGCGTCGTCATCGCCGGGAACGCGACGCTGCGGGCGGCGATCAGCCTCGGATGGGACGCGCTCGTCGCCGTCCGGACGTCGCTCGTCGGCGACGAGGCGCGGGCGTTCGCGATCGCGGACAACCGCATCGCGGAACTCGCGACGTGGGAGGACGAGACGCTCCGCGCCCAGTTGGCGGCGATCGCCGAGGTCGACGAGAGCCTCCTCCGGGCGACCGGGTTCGACTCCGCGATCGACACGCTCGGGACGCTCAACCCGGAGGCGGAGGCGCCGACCGACTTCCCCGAGGTCGACGAGAACATCTCGACCGACCGACAGTGCCCGCGCTGCGGCTACCGTTGGAGCGCCGGGACGCCGTGACGAAGCCGACCTACCGGGTCCCGTCGATGGCGGAGATCCGCGCTCTCCCGCCGAACGGTCTGACCGCGATCAGCACGTTCAGCGGCTGCGGCGGCTCGTCGCTCGGCTACAAGATGGCGGGCTACCGCGTCGCGTGGGCGTCCGAGTTCATCCCGGCGGCGCAGGAGACGTACCGCGCCAACCACCCGGGGACGATCCTCGACGGGCGCGACATCCGGCAGGTCAAGCCGTCGGACATCCTCGACGCGATCGGGCTCGCGCCCGGCGACCTCGACGTCTTCGACGGCTCGCCGCCGTGCTCCTCGTTCTCGTCCGCAGGCAGTCGCGAGGACGGATGGGGCAAGGCGAAGAAGTACAGCGACACCGTGCAGCGGACCGACGACCTCTTCTGGGAGTACGTCCGCCTGATCGAGGGCGTCAAGCCGCGGGCGATCGTCGCCGAGAACGTGACAGGGCTCGTCCGCGGAACCGCCAAAGGGTACTTCCTCGAAATCCTCGCCCGGCTCAAGCAGGCGGGCTACGACGTCAAGTGCAAGGTCCTCGGCGCGGAGTGGCTCGGCGTCCCGCAGGCGCGGCACCGGACGATCTTCGTCGGCATCCGGAAGGACCTCGCGCTCGCCCCGCCGTTCCCTCGACCGCTGCCGTACCAGTACACGCTCCGTGACGCGCTCGCCGGGCTCCCGACCGGGGTCACCGACCCCGAGGTCGACATCCGGCGCTTCGCGATCGGGCGCGAGTGGGAGCGGATGCGCCGCCCGGGCACGCAGTCGGAGAAGTACTTCCAACTGGTACGCCCGAGCCTCGACGAGCCGTGCCCGACGATCACGCAGACCGCGGGCAACGTCGGCGCGGCGGGCGTCTGTCACCCGACCGAGCCGCGCAAGTTCACGATCCCGGAACTCCGCCGCATCTGCGGCTTCCCCGACGACTTCGTCCTGACGGGGTCCTTCAGCCAACAGTGGGAGCGGCTCGGACGCGCCGTCCCTCCGCCGATGATGATGCACATCGCGGCGGCGATCCGCGCCCAACTACAGAGGCAGCAATGACTTCCGACTCCCGCGACCATATGCCGGACGGCAAGTGGACCTTCGACCCCGCCGTCGGCGAGTGCTTCGACGACATGGTCCAGAGGTCCGTGCCGCTCTACGACACGACCCTCGACCTCCTCGCCCGGCTCGCGCTCCCGCACATCGCCGGGAGGGCGACCATCCTCGACCTCGGCTGCTCGAACGGACAGGCGCTCGAACGCATCCTCAAGGTCGCGGCAGAGGACCCGCAGACGCAGAACATCAAGGCGATCGGCGTCGACCGCGAGCCCCACATGATCGCTCGCGCCCGCACCCGCCTCGGCGCGACCGTCGAGTTCGTCGAGCATGACCTCCGGAACCCGCTCCCGTGGCGCGTGACGTCTGTCAAGCCGAACGTCGTCTGCCTCCTCTGGACCGCCCAGTTCGTGCCGCTCGAACACCGGGCGCGGATCTTCCGCGAGGTCCGCGAGTGCATCGCCCCGGACGGATGCCTCCTCGTCGCCGAGAAGTTGCGCGGGCAGACGTCCCGGTTCCAAGCCGTCCTCGCGAAGCAGTACGGCGCTTGGAAGGTCCGCGAGGGCGGGTACACTCGCGAGGCAGTCGCCAAGAAGGCGGACAGCCTCGAAGGCGTACTGGTCAGCCTCTCCGCGCCGGAGCAGAAGCAGTTCATGGCGTCGGAAGGATGGCACGTCGAAGAGGTCACCCGCTACCTCGGCTTCGCCTCGTACTACTGCTTGCCCCGATGACGAACGTCCGGCAGAACTCCGACGGCGCGGAGGGAGAGGGGAGGGTCCGCTCGGACCTTCGCCTCGTGATGCGTGCCATCCGCGAGGGATGGGTCATCGACCCCGTCGTCAAGCGAGCGGTCATCGCCCGGGCGTCCCGCGTCCTCGCGAACCCGGACGCGAACAACCGCGACGTCTCGCGAGCCTCGAACACGCTCCTGTCGATCGAGCGCCTCGCGCTCGACGCGACGACGCAGGAGGACCGGATGGCGAGGCTCGACGCGGGCGAGGCGACCGACCGGGTCGAACTCCTCGACAGCATCTCGGACGCGCAGATCCTCGCCGTCGCCCGGACGATCGCCGCGCCGCGGATCGCCGTCGACAAGCCGGGCAAGCCGGGGAAGCCGGAGAAGCCGTGCCGAAAGCCACGCGGCAAGAAGCCCTGACCGCCGTCGAGGCGGCTCGGGAGAACCCGCTCGCGTTCATCGCGCTCGCGCTCGGGCGACCGACGTCGGACCTGCAGCGTGACCTCGTCGCGACGGCGATGACGTCGAGCGCGTTCTATGCCGAACTGCCCCGCGGTCACGCCAAGACGAGCACGCTCGCGTACCTCGCGGCGTGGTGGCTCGGCGTACGCCCGGAGACAAGGCTCAAGGTCGTCTCGCAGAACGACGACGCGGCGTCGGCGACGACCCGGTTCCTCCGCGACATCATCCGCTCGCCCGCCTACCGGGCGACGTTCCCGAGGGTCGCGCTCAAGCCGGGCGAGGACACGATCACGGCGTGGAGCGTCACCGCCCCGGGCGTCCCGACGCGACGCGACCCGAGCGTCGTCGGCTCCGGCGTCTTCGGTCGGACGGGCGGTCGCGCCGACCTGATCTGGCTCGACGACATCTGCGACCTCCGGAACGCGGTCCTGCAGCCGACGCTCCGGGCGCAGGTGAAGGAAGCCGTCTCGAACATCTGGATGCCGATGCTCGATCCGAGCGCGACCCACGAGCCCCGGGTCTGGAAGAGCGCGACGCCGTTCCACACGGACGACATCACCGCCGATTGGAGGCGCGAGCACGCTGCGGACGGCACGCTCCTCCGGCGCCCCTGCGAGGGCGATCGCAGCCCGTGGGCGGACGTCTTCACGCCCGAGGTCCTCGCCGATTGGCGGCGGCGGATGGGACCGATGGCGTACGCCCGGGCGTATGAGTTGGTCCCGCTCTCCTCCGACCTCCTCGTCTTCCGGGCGGAGTGGCTCGCGTACTACCGCCCCGGGGAACTGCCGCCCGCGACGCAGGTCGTCGCCGCGATCGACTGGGGCTACGGTCGGAAGGCGCAGGACCGGGACGACCCCGACTACAGCGTCTGCGTCGTCGGCGAGGTCGACCCGCAGAGGAACCTGTACCTGACCGACGTCCTCCGCATCCGGGAGCCGTTCCCGGTCTTCGCCAAGCAGGCGGCGGCGCTCCTGTCACGGCGCGGCGCGAGCGTGGTTTACGCCGAGGCGAACGGACCGCAGCGGGGCATCTTCGACCAGTTCACGGCGATGACGAGTCAGCCGACCGTCCCGGTCGAGCGCGTCACGGACAAGCACATCCGCGCCGCGGGGGCGCAGCCGTTCGTGCAGTCGGGCAAACTCCGGTTCCCGTCCGACGCCGACGGGCGCGTCGTGCCCGCGTTCCAACCCGTCATCGACGAGTTGCTCGCCTTCCCGGCGGGCTCCCACGACGACACGGTCGACGTCGTCGTCGACCTCTGCGCCGCCGCGACCTCGGGGACCCTGTCAAGCCGGGGACGGAACGTCAAGCGGATCGAGCGCCCGGACGCCATCAGCAGACTGTACGGTTCCGGGCAACCGCGTCGTCAGTTCTTCGGGTGAGGTCGTACACTCCGCCCATGCCGGACGTCGACCTCGTACCAACCGAAGAGATGGCGGAGGCAGCAGCCCGAGGGCTCGCGCTCCGCAAGAAGCACAACCGCGGCGGCACCGCGGTCGGCGTCGCTCGCGCCCGCGACATCAAGAACCGGACGGAACTCTCGCCGGAGACGGTCAAGCGGATGGTCGCGTTCTTCGACCGTCACGAGAAGAACAAGGCAGGCGGGGAGGACGACGCGGGGTACATCGCGTGGCTCCTCTGGGGCGGCGACCCGGGTCGCTCGTGGGCGAATCGCAAGGTCAAGGAACTCGAACGCAAGCAGGAGAACGCGATGACGAAGGGGAAGAAGGCGACGATGGCGGCGGCGAAGCCGAAGGACCCGATGGCTGCTCTCAAGGCGGTCGTCGCGGAGGCAAAGAAGGCGGGCATCTCGCCGGACGCTCTCGACATGGCTCTGCTGCGAGCGCAGGGCTCGTCGCCGGAGGGCATCGCGACGCTCGTCCGGGACATCAAGGCGGGGATCGCGAACGTCGCCGAGCAGCGCAAGGCGGCGGCGGCGGCAGCGAAGCAGGCGGAGGAGCAGCGCGTCGCGGCGCTCATCCCGAAGCGGGGCGTCGTCGGTCGAGCGATCGACCGGGCGCGTACCGCCGTCTCGACGCTGACGACGAAGACGGTCGACCCGACCTCGGGCGCGTACGCCGGGACGCTTGCGTCGGCGAAGGAACGAGGCAAGGCGGCGGCGACGGCATACAAGGCGGCGGCGACGGCTCACGCCGCGGCGCTCGCCCGGCTCGACAAGTACGTCGCGCACGCGGCGGCGTCGATCGCGGGAGCGCAGAGCGCGAAGGACGTCACGCACTTCCTTGCGGCGATCGAGGCGGCGACCCGGACCCGAGCAGTCGCGGCGCGGTCGATGCCGACGCCGTTCTCCCGCCTTGGCGCGAAGGCGACCGCAGCGAAGAAGCCGACGCAAGACGAGATCGACCGCATCGTCGCGAAGATCGAGGAGCAACTGGAAGAATCCGCGAGGGCGTCTCGGCAACGGGATCGCAAGAAGTTCGAGGAGTCACTCGCGAAGGTCAAGACGTATGTCACGCAACTGCCGCGTGGTCGCGACCGCTCGTACTACGAGCAGGCGCTGCTGCTGATGATCCCGCAGCACTCGAATGCGCCGTTCTCCCGCCCGGGCGTGAAGGCGAAGATGAGCAAGGTGTCGCAGATGCTCGACCAACTTGAGTCGCAGGCGCGGGATCAGAAGGACCTCGCGAAGAAGAACGCGAACAAGATCGCCGACTACGTCGCGATGCACGGGACGCAGGGCGAGTTCGATCGCTTCATGGCGATCGTCGAGCGCCTCGGGCTCAACGCGTTCGAGCGCCGAGGTGAACTGTGATACCCGCCGCGATGCCGATCGCGGTCCGGCTCGGCGGCTCCCGGGTCGGCACGCAACTCGACGCCGCTCGACGGATCGCCGAAGCCGCGATCGCGGCGGGCTACATCCCGAACCCCGAGTTCGAGAAGTTCCGACGGGCGCTCGCGAACGCGCTCGAAGAGTCACACGACGGATGGCAGAAGGGCTATCTGGAGTGGAACCGAGCGCAGACGGTCACGACCCCGGCGACGGGGGCGCTGTCCGAACTGTACTTCCTGCAGCCGCAGATCAACAACGTCCCGGGCTACGTCACGAAGGCGTCGAAGGCGCTCGCCGTCCCGCAGGTCCAGATCACGCCTCGGGCGAAGGCGCTCGTCGAGGAACTCGTCGCGCTCTTCCGCGAGTTCGTCGCGTGGCACGGCGTCTACGTCGAACTCAAGGGCAAGGTCGCGAAGCGGGGCGACGCCCGGCTCGCGCCCGCCGCGCCGCGTGAGGTCAACCCGAACCAGATCCGCGCAACGTGCTCGTGCTGCTTCCGCTCGGTCGCGATCGCCGCGGGCGGGCGTCGGATGGCGCACCACGGCTACGAGCGCCCGCAACTCGGGTGGCAGACCGCGTCCTGCATGGGCGTCGCCTACCCGCCGTTCGAGTCGTCCGCCGACGGCACGAAGGCGTACCGTCAGGCGATCCTGAACCACGCGAACGGGATGCGTAGGATGGCTGCCGAGGTCCGCGACAGCAAGGGACCGATCCAGATCGAGCGGTCGTTCGCCGGGCGCCGCATGGCGGACATGACGGTTCAGCCGGACGACCCGAACTACGAGCGGCACAAGCAGAACCGGATCGCGCAACTGACGCAGCGAGCGGAGATCAACGAGCAAGCCGCCGCGCAACTCACCCAGAAGATCGGCGCGTGGGTCCACGTGACGATCGCAGGACTCCCCAATGCCTGACGCCGCTCCCGACCCGAACCCGCTCCAGAACGGTCTGCCTCCCGCGAAGCGCCCGCGCAAGCCGCTGCCCGCGCCGATCGACCGCCGGATGGGGGTGCCGCTCGCGACGAGCGTCGAGGTGCAGCGATCGTTCTTCACGACCGCGGACAAGTTGCTCCGCAACAGCAGCCTCGCGTACCGCCTGAACCCGCAGTATCAGATGATGATGCGGGCGGACGCGGACATCGAGGGCGTGCTCCGGTCCCTGCAGGTCACGCTCGCGTCCCTCGAATGGGGCGTCGTGTCGAGCATCGAGGACAACCCGCGGCTCGACTTCCTCGCCGAGCGCATCTCGGAGATCTTCGACGCGATGCCGCGCCGCTCCGACTTCGTCCGGGCGATGCACGAGGCGGTCTGGTACGGCAACTCGGCGAGCAACCTCGTCTACGAGCGCGACCCGCGTCTCGGCGTCCGGGTCAAGGAGTGGTACCCGTTCCACCCGGACACGCTCGCGTACGATCAACGCGGCAACCTCGCGATGCGCGTCGGCGCGGCGTACTCGGGCGCGGGACCGTCCGAGCAGAACATCGGGTTCGACTCTCGCGTCCACATCTTCGACGAGCAGGAGCGGCGCTCGGTCATCCTGCACCGCGTCTTCGTCGCGGCGCCCGACTTCAACGACCCGAACTCGTCCGAGTCGATCTACCGCGGCGTCGGCGCCCGCGACGTCTGTTGGTTCATGTGGCTCGCGAAGCAGGAGATCCTGCAGGACGCGATCACCTACGCCGAGCGGTACGCGATGGGCATCCGCGTCGGGTACTACCCGCTCGGTCAGGACGCCGGACAGGCGATGATGGAGACGGTCCTCGCGAACCTGACGAACGACAACAGCGTCCTCCTGCCGCAGTCCGGCACCGAGAAGATCTACGACATCGACATCAAGGAGCCGAACGCCGGGCGAGCGCAGATCTTCATGGAACTGGTCAACTGGTTCTCCGGGAAGATCAAGGAAGCGATCCTCGGTCAGTCGCTCTCGTCCGAGGCGGCGGGGACGGGGCTCGGCTCCGGCGTCGCGAGCCTCCACGCGGACACGCTCTCGCGCATCATCCGCTACCACGCGGACGCGCTCGCGGACAGCCTCACGACCGACTTCGTCCGCGTCGTCGCCCGGATGCTCGGCGCGACCGACGCCGAGGCGGCGGCGCTCCGCTTCCAGTTCGCGCCCGAGCGCCCGGACCCGAAGGAGCGGCTTGAGGCGATCGAGAAGTTCGTCGCGATGGGCGGTCGCGTCTCCGCGAACGAGGTCCGCGACCTCCTCGGTCTGTCCGAGCCGACCGACGACGAGCCCGTCCTCGGCGCGTCGCCGCGTCCCGCCAACTGGGGTCCGCCGCTCACTCGTCAGGAGGGCGACCCGATGTCGCTGCAGGAGTGGCTCACCACCGACGAGATCGCGGGCAAGCAGCCCGCCGAAGGGACCGAACCCTCGCCTGATGCTCCGCGGACGTTCTCGCGCCGCTCGTGGTGGTGATGGCAGACGAACCCCGCGACCTCCCGAAGTTGTTCTCCGACGTCCTTCAGGACGGCGAGCAGGCGTACCGCGGCGCGATCGCCGCCGCCGTCGAGGGCAAGAAGGCGGACGACCTCTGGGACCGTTGGGAGGACGACACCGCCGCGCTCCTCCTCGTCTCGTGGGTGTCCGGCGCGATGACCACGCTCCGCGCCGCGGGCGTCCCGGCGCGGTTCTGCCGCCCGCGCTCCCGGTTCGACCGGATCGTCGACGCGGTCGAGGTCAACTTCGAGCCCGGTCCGGCGCGAGAGGTCGTCCGACGGTACGCGTCCCTCGTGCCCCTGACCCGGGAGCGATGGGAGGCGCTGATCGAGCGGGCGTTCGAGGCAGCCCGGGAACTGCGCGAGGACGAGGAGGCGAACGGGCTCGCCCGGATCATCGAGCGGTCGCCGGACCTCGCCGCGCTCGTCCGAGGACGCCCGCCGGAGCCCGAGCGGACGCCGGAGGATGTCAGGAAGCGACGGACGCCCGAGGTCCAACGCGTCGCGCAGACGGGGTTCTTCGTGACCGACATGACGCCGAGCCAGATCGAGGCGACGCAGGACCTGCTCGGCAAGGCGATCCGGGGCGAGGTCACGCGGTCCGCCGCGGGCAAGCGCCTTGAGGAACTCGGCGTAGGCGACTTCGTCGAGCAGACGATCCTCGCCACCGGGACCGACCTGACCGCGGCGCGGCTCGAAACCGTCTACCGGACGAACATCAACCGAGCCCAGACGCAGGGTCGGCTTGACATCGTTCGCGACTCGACTGTCAAGAAGTTCGTCCCGCTGATGCGACACAGCGCGACGAAGGACAAGCGGACGCGGGAGACGCACAAGCAGTTCTCTGGCTACGTCGCGACGGTCGAGCAGATTGACAGCCTCGGCATCCCGTGCCCGCTCGGCTTCAACTGCCGCTGCTCGTGGGTTCCCGTCTCGCTCGCGACCGCGGTCGCGTCCGGTTGGTGCGACGAGGATGGCAAGCCGAACGAGGAAGCGATCCGGCGTCACAACGGCGCGAGGCAGCAACTGGTCGACAATGGACTGATTCCGGACCCGGGATTCATCAGCGGTTGATAGCATCCGCGAAGGAGGAACCGATGGCGACGACGATCATCACGGCAATGAACACGTACGCGAGGGTGACGCAGGCATCCGTCCCGTCCGCATATCCGGTTCCGGGCGCGACTCCGTCGCTGAATAAACCGTCGACCGCGATCCTCTACGACCAGACGAACGCGAGTCAGTCGCCGAACCTCATCCGCTTCATCCCGTTCTCGTCGATCACGAACGGCACGAACGTCGGCGTTCGCCTCCTCGGGTGGACGCGGTACACGTCGTCGACGACCGGGGTCTGGTGGATGCCGACCGTGCTCGCCGACTTCACGCTCGCGTACTCGACGAGCGGGCTTGGCGTCCCGCTCCTGACGATCGAGACGTCAAACGACACCGCGCTGTTCAACGGCATCACGCAGGTCGCGGGTACGCCGAACTCGTACGCATACTCGCCCGCGACGTCGTACGGCTCCGTGACGCGAGACACCGCGACCGGGATCGTCGACGCGACCGGAACCGAACTCGTGCAGGCGCAGTTCAAGTCGAGCGGCACGCCGACGATGGGCATCTTCTACACGACCCTCTGACGATGCGAACACTCCGCACACGACCGCTGTTCTCGAACGACGCAGGCGAGGTCCCGGCGTTCGTCTACGGGAGCCGTACGCCGTCGACGTTCGTCGCCGACGTCGACGCCGGGCGCGACTCGCTCGACGTCATCGTCATCGGCGACAGCAACACGGGCTCGTCGCTCGCGGGCGGATACGGATGGCTCGCGGGCGTTCAGCAGGCGCTTACAAACCTCGGGGCGCAGTGCTACGGCACGCCGATCTACCCGTTCATCGACCGGAGCCCGAGCCCGCAGGCGCGGTTCTACGGCAACTGGCGCCAGACGAATAACACGATCGCGAAGAGCGCGTCGTACCTCTCGGGCTCCTCGGCGACGTCCGGCGACGGACTCGACTACTCGTCGTGGAACAGCAACTTCGCACGCACGACCTACGGCTCGTCGAGCCCGTACGGCAGCGTGGCGCTCGGCTACGGCACGCTCGCGGGCGTCGTCATCACCGGAACCGCCGGGCAGTTCTCTTGCACGAGCACCCGTCTCGTCCTCGGACAGACGGTCGTGATCACCGGAACCTTCGGAGGGACCGGGTCGATCAGCGGCTACGCGAGCGGCACGACGTACTACATCATCGCCACGAACGGCTCGACGACGTTCACGCTCTCGGCGACGCTCAACGGCAGCGCGATCACGACGACGGCGGGAACCCCGACCGGGTTGACCTACCAGAGCGGAGCAGACTTCGACGATTGGCTGCTCCTCTCCGGAGGCGCGTCGGGTCTGTACCAGACGAACGGCGTCAACCTCGACGTCAATCACCCGCTCGGAACGAACGGAGTGACCAACTGGTTCCGCGTCCGCTACGGGAAGGTGCTCTCGTCGAGTACGCAGACGATCTCGGGCGTGACCATCACCGGGACGGCGGGACAGTTCTCCTGTACCTCAAACGCCTCGCTTGTCGTCGGTCAGGGCGTGACCATCGTCGGGACCTTCGGTGGCACGGGCTCGATCAGCGGCTACGTCAGCGGGACGACGTACTGGATTACGGCGACGAACGGCTCGACGACTTTCACGCTCTCGCAGACGCCGACCGGAGGCATACTGACGACGGCTGCCGGAACGCCGACGGGTTTGACGTACTCGCTCGGCGGCGCGTTCTATCCGAACGTCTGGGAGAACGGCTCGATCAACGCTCGCACGCGCCTCCTGACCGCGGGTCCGATCCCGACCGAGCGGTTCGGATCGGCGGCACTCGAACTCTACGAGCAGTCATTCACAGCGACGGGCAAGGGACATACCGCGAGCGCGATCGGATACAACGCGCCCGGGACCGTGTTCACATCCGGTCCGGGCGCGTACCTCTGTCAGTCGCTCTACCGGAAGGACATCCGCGGGTTCGCGGTTCACTCGCACGGCTACCAGTCCGGCTACGACAGCACGGGCATCGCGGCGACGATGACGTCGACGGCGTCGAGCGGGCTCGCCGTTCAACTGCAGGAGATCCGCGAGCGGCAGATCGCGAACGGCGGGACCGGGCGCGTCCTGCTGTGGGTACACAGCGGCATCAACGGAGTGGACACAGGCGCGACGTGGACCGCCGCGCACATCGCGATCTGGGAGAAGTACAAGACGGTCTGGTCGTCGCTCGGCTACCCGCTGTCCGACCTCGCGATCGTCTCGTTCGTCACGCCTCCGCAGAACCTCGCGGACACGAGCGGCAGCGGCGCAAACCTCGTTCCGGTCCGCGCCGCGGGCGTGTCGATGGTCGCGACGTACCCGGACATGACGGTCGTCGACATCAAGTCGCTGTACCCGTACGAGGCGCTCGTCTACGGCGGCGGTCAGATGTCGCTGTACCAGAGATTCGGCGACGCCCCGAACGTCGGCTCCGACATCGTCGTGCATCTCGCGGGCGGCTTCGCCGACAACTCGGTCGGATGGACGCTTTCGGGCGTCGCGATCACGGGAACCGCGGGACAGTTCTCCTGCTCCGCCGCGCCGTATCCGCTGCTCGTCGGGATGTCGATCACGATCAACGGGACCTTCGGCGGGACGGGCTCGATCACGGGCTACACGAACGGGACGAAGTACTTCATCACGGCGACGAACGGATCGACGACCTTCACGCTCTCGACGACGTACGGCGGCGCGGGCGTCGTGACGACCGCGGGAACGCCGACCGGACTGACCTACACGGCGACGAACGTCGCGACGGTTACGACCGCGAACTCGATCACCCTGACGGGCAACCTCGCTGTCCTCGCGGACGGGTACTGGCGCGGCTCGACGCTGTACATCGACCTCGTCGCCGGAAGTGCTTCAGCCCCGGCGTACCAGACGGCGCTTGTCACGGCGTACAACGGTACGACGAAGGTCGCGACCGTCTCGCAATGGACGGGCGGTCAGCCGACGAACGGGGTCGCGAGCGAGATCCGCTTCGCGAGGAAGCATCCGATGGACGGCTACACGACGCTCGCGCAAGCCGTTCTGACGTCTCTTACGGCGGAGCAGTCATGACGAATCCCTCCCACCGCGTCTCGGACGAAGGCGACAAGGTCGTGATCCACGACCTCGAAGTCTTCTGCGCGTACGACCCGCAGATCGACGGCGACCACGACGAGGACCTGACGAAGTTCGACAACGAGCGCGTCCGGGACATCGTCGACTCGACGCAGCAGTACATGAGGAAAGGGTCGCTCCCGCGTCTCGTCGTCATGCACGAGCGCGACGGCAAGGAGCCGAAGTCGTCGGTCGGTCGCTTCACGAAGATCCGGTACGAGGAGCGCGGCGGCGTCGGCTACATCGTCGGCGACTGCGAGGTCGAGCGCCCGGTCTTCGACAAGTTGCTTGCCACCAACGCGTTCCCTCGCCGGAGCGCGGAGATCTGGCAGGACCAGAATCACCTCTCGGAAGTGGCTTTGCTCGGGCGCGAGACGCCCCGGCGACCGCTCCCGGATACGCACTTCGCTCGCCGAGGCGAGCGGGTTACGTTCGCACGTTCACTCCGCTTCGACATGGGGACGGTCGGCGGCGGACAATCCACCTACGTCCCCGGAACGAAGGACACCTATATGGCAGATGACATCCGCAAGGAACTCGCTGCGATGAAGTACGACATGGACGAGATCAAGTCCATGATGAAGAAGCACTTCGGCGAGGGCGAGGAGAAGGTCGAGAACGCCGACGAGGGCGACGACAAGGAAGAGATGGGAGCCGACGATATGCTCACGCAGCAGTTCGCCGAGGACGAGAAGGACGAGATGGGCGACCTCGTGATCAAGCACGAGGACGAGGAGGCGGAGGTCTTCCCGGCTTCGCGCCCCGGTCGTCGCGAACTCTTCGCGATGCGCCGAGAGAACGCCCGTATGGCTCGCGAACTCGCGACCATGAAGGCGGAACTGTCCCGCGAGCGATTCAGCCGGGACATCGACGCGATGGAGCAGGACGGCTACCGCATCCCGGCGGGACGGCGCGAGCGCCTGATCGCCGACCTCGTCGCAAGCAAGGACCCCGAGGCTCTGGTCGATTCGTGGCGCGAACTCTTCGCCCGCGACCCGATGGGCGTCCGGATCGACATGAGCCGCGCCTCGATGCCCGCACAGGACATCGGCGCTCGGGAAGTCTCCGACCTCGTCCGCGAGTTCGCGGGCAAGCCGGAGGAGTATCGCAAGGCAATCAACAACCGCTCGAAGCGGTAAACACAAGGAAGGAATCAAGCAATGTCTGACATGGGATTCACCCCCGAACTCGTTGCCTCCGGCAACATCTACCCGTTCCGGTTCGTCAAGATCAGCGGCGACTTCACGGGCGCGGCGTGCGCGGCTATTACCGATCAGGTGATCGGTGTGACCGACGGCTCGCTGCGTCTCGCTAGCGTTCTCGGCGCGACCTACCACGCGATCTCGGGCGACCCGATCACCCTGCAGCCGTCGAACACGGTGCAGGTCGAACTCGGTGGCACCGTCACCGCGGGTAACTACCTCATGCCGAAGGCAACGGACGGCACCGCCGTCGTCGCCGCAGGCGCAACCGCCGTCTCCTCGTACATCGCGCTTCAGGGCGGCGACTCGGGCGACATCATCCGCGCTTTCCGCTTCGGTCAGCGCAGCCCGGTCTTCACCTGATCGAACCTCTGACCAAGAAAGAAGGACACTCACATGGCATACTCTGTTGTTGGTGGAGGTCTGTCGACCTACATCCCGTCTACGAACGACCTCGCGACCGGGGCGCTGCAGGTGGAGTTCACCCGCAGCGTCAACTCGTTCGCGTTGAGCCGCTACGCGCAGATCGTTCCCGTCACGAAGATGACGGGCTACTACCTGCGTCAGGACGTCACGGACAACGTCCGCGTGACCGACCAGAACGAGTTCATCTGGCCGCTCGGCAACGACCGTCCGACGGGCAAGCAGAACTCGTTCGACTTCGTCCAGTACACGACGCAGCGGTTCGCTTTCCCGTTCTACATCCCGCAGGAGACGTCGCAGCAGGCGGCGTGGGACGTCGTCGCGCAGCACGCCCGTAGCCGGGCGCAGTTGGCGATGACCCGTCGCACGATCGCGGCAGCGTCGGCTCTCGCGGCTACCGCAAGTTGGGGCACGAACTACACGACCGCCGCGGGCACCGCTCTCAACGGGTGGACCGCTACCGGAAGTTGGGCGGGCGCCGACTCGTCGAACCGTCGCATCCAGAAGTCGATTCAGCAGGTCATGCAGTTGGTCGGTCAGTCGAGCGGCGGCGCCGTCAGCCCGAACCAGTTGATCATGGTGATCAGCCCCGCGATCGCCGCAACGATCGCGCAGAGCGCCGAGGTGCTTGAGTACGTCAAGTACAACCCGTCGTCTCCGTCCTTCCTGCAGGGCTCGGACACCTACAGCCGTTGGGGCATTCCTCCGACCCTCTTCGGGCTCGGCGACGTCGTCGTCGACGACTCGGTGAAGGTCACGACGAAGAAGAACGCCGCAGGCACCGCGACGTCCTCCTACATCCTCGGCAACGGCGCGTACTTCGTGTCCCGTCCCGGTGGTCTGGTCGGCGTCGAGGGCGCGAACTCGTTCGCGACGCTGCAGATCTTCGCCTACGAGGACATGACCGTCGAGCAGTTCAACGATCCGATCAACCGTCGGATCGAAGGACGCGTCATCGACAACAGCGTCCCGCAGGTCGTCGCCCCGGTCGCGGGCTACCTGATCCAGAACGTGCTCGCCTGACGCACGCAAGCGGTTGCAGGCGGGCAGGACTTCGGTCCTGCCCCCCTGCGCCGCGGGGAGGCTCCGATGTCCGCACAGTACGCAACCTACGCAGACCTCGAAGCCGCTCTCGACGCGACGATCATCGCCCAGTTGTGCGGCGACTCCGGCACGCCGATGCCGGGACCGAACCCGTTCACGACGCACGCGATCGAGCGGGCGTCGGCGATCGTCCGCTCGTACACGCGAGTCGGCGAGATCTACACGGAGACAGAACTCGCGACCCTCGCCGCGGCGAACGACCCGCTGCTCGTGATGCTGACCGTTGACCTCGCGACCGAGTTCCTCTTTCAGAGGCGCGGCGCGAAGTTGAGCCCGGCGATTGAGCAGAGGGTCAAGCAGGCGTACTCGTACCTCGAAGGGCTCCGCGACGGCAAGATGCTCTTTGGCTCCGCGACCTCGAACGCGGCGGCGGGCATCCCGGCGGTCAAGGCGGTTCCTGCCGCGACCCGCGGGTGGTACGCGCAGGTGTCCAACTCGCAGTTCTTCCCGCCTCGACGCGGCACGACCTTCCCGTGAGCGCGTGGTCCCGCCGAGTCAAGGCGGCTCTGCGGAACCGCGCCGTGACGACAGGCATCGCGCAGGTCGCCGTCGAGTGGATGTCGACCCACATCGAGGACAACTACGGGCGGGGTCCGAGCGGGCAGGCGGTTCCGCACAAGCCGCTCAAGCCGCTCTTCGGCAAGAAGTGGGTCGGCGGCAAGAAGCCGACGCAGTCGTTCACCTACGAGACGGGCGGCGTCCAGTTGCCCGGCGGCGGGTGGTCGACGACGACCTTCAAGAGATTCATCCGGACGAGCCGACGGGGTCGGCGGAACGCCGCGGGCAAGATCGTCCGGACGGCTCGGCATCTCGTCCTCGTCCCGGGCTATCGAAACGGCGGGCAGCCGCTCCGCGACACGGGCAAACTCTTCGGGAGCCTCAACGCGAAGGGCGCCTCGGCGGCGGACAAGATCGTCCTGACCATGCGCGGACGGAAGTACGGTCTGTACCAAGACAAGGGCTTCACGACGTCCGGACCGAACTACATCCCGCTGACGCTCAAGGGCAAGCGGAAGCACGGGACGGGGAACAACCCGCGGCGCGAGGGGCTCTCCCCGGGGCGCGATTACTTTATGGCTCGCCGGGGCGTGACCGTCCCGGCGCGACCGTTCATCCTGCCGACTCGCGAGGACCTCCGGACGCTCGGCACTACCATCTACCTCGGACTCAAGTCCATCCTGAAAGGCACCTGACATGGCAACAGTCATCTACGTCCCCGGACCAACCGCGATCTACGTCAATTCAGCCCTACTCGGATACTCGGACAACGACAACCTCCCGACGATCCAGTTCACGGACCACCACCACGAGATCAAGACGGTCCTGTCCGGCGCCGTCCCCGAGGAAGTCGTCTTGCAGGGCACGCACGCCCGCATCTCGGTCGCGCTCGTCAAGTGGGACAACGCCATCTATCAAGCGATGATTGCCGATCAGCGGGGCGCGGCGACCATCACGGCGGTCGGTCGACGGATCGTCGGCAACAACGCGTTCTTCCCGCTGCAGATTAGGTCGGTTAGCCAGACGTCAGAGTACTCGTTCCCGGTTACGTTCCTGCAGCCCGAGAGCATCAGCGACTCGCAGTGGGGCAACCGCGAGCGCGTTCTGACCCTCAACTTCATGTCAATCCCGAGTCAGCAGGACGGCGCCCTGTACACTTTCACGGCATGATCGACCTCAACGACGAGAACGACCCGATGCTCTTCGCCATCAACGTCCCGGCGGGACGTCTGGTGGTCCAGTACATGGAGGTCCTCGCGACCGTACAGGCAGGCATGACGCCCGGCTCGGACCCGACGACGGCGCAGGTCGCCACGGGCATCCGCGAGGCGTCGCGTACGCCTGACGTCGCGACGGCTTCCTCGGACGCGATCCTGATGGCGGCTTGGCATCGGATGACGACGGCGGTCCAGAAGCAGGGAAACGCGTAAGGGCATCCGCGCTGTTCCTCGCCGCCTACGGGCGGATGCCCGACGAGTTTGACCCGGAGACGGCGATGGGACTAATGGCGAACATCCCCGCAGTCGAGGCGGCGCAGGCGCTCACGCTTGCGCGAGCGATCGGCATCGGGCTCGGCAACGAGCAGATGCTCGCGCACGCTGTCTACTTGACAACCGGGAGCGCCCGGCTCGCGCAGAAGGTCGAGGTTCAGGCGAAGATGACGAGGGGGCGCAATGGCTAGTGTCTACGAGATCCTGTACCTGATGCGCGATGACCTCGCCGCGTGGATGACGCAGCGAGGCTACGGCGATACGGTCTACGTCGTCGAGGCTCGGATCGAGGAGACGGTCGGGCAGTACGCGATCCAGATCGTCCCGGGACCGGACACGGCGGTCCACCCGAACTCCGGCGTCGGGCTCATCCGTACGCAGGTCGATCTCGTCGTCTGGTGGCGCGGGTTCTTCGATCCAATGCAGCGGGGAACCGAGCGGATCGTCGGGCAGGAAGGCATTCAGCAGTTCGTCGACGTCCTCCGCGAGTACCTCGTACAGCGGAAGTACGACGGCATGACCATCCCGCTGATCTTCCGGAACGGCGGCACCGTCGAGGCGGTCGACTCCCTCGAAGGATGGCTGACCCTCAAGGACACGTACGACTTCGGCTACGAGATGACTTGGGAGGTGAAGTGATGGAAGACCTCGGACACATCGACATCAACATCCGCGAACTCGGCGGAGGAGGCGGAGGCGGCGGCGGCAGCGCGGGCGGCGGCGGCTCCCCCGGCGGCGGTCCGCGTCTGCCGCGGATACCGCAGCCTCCCGTCATCGCTCCCGGAGCGGCGCAGAGCCTCTCCGGCATCGAGAAGGTCGGCAAGGCGGGCGGCGTCATGGACGAGTTGTCCGGGTTCTTCTCGCGACCGACGGCGAGCGGCTTCGCCAACTTGATGAGCACATCCTCCGCGACGGGCGAAGCAATGGCGGGGCTCGGCGCGGCGGCGGGAGCGGCGATCCCGATCATCGGCGCGGTTGTCGCCGCCATCGCGGTCGGCGTCTTGATCTTCAAGGCGCTCTCGGCGGCGGCGCAGAAGATGGCAGAGGTCATCCAGAAGTTGACGAGGTACTCCGGGGAACTGATGCAGGCGGTCGCGACCGAGCGGCTCCGGGAGTTCCAGAGGCAACTCGACGAGGCGCAGGAGAACGGCAAGGCATACGCGATGGTGCAGCGCGAGGCAACCTTCGCGGCGGACGCGACCGCGGCGGTCACGCTCCAATGGAACAAGGTCGTCGCCGTCGGCGCGATCATCTTCCATCGCTTTACGGGCGTGGTGATGAAGATGATCTATCCGATCACGCTCCTGATCGGCAAGTTGGCGGATATGTGGCTCGCCGTCGACTCGTTCTCGCAGTCGCTGATCGGCGACATTCAGGAGGGCTTGCGGTCCCTGTTCGACAACTACGCGACGCCGATCAGCGAGTGGCTCGACGGGGTGTGGAACGACTTCCGCGGAATGCTCGGGTCCTTCGGCGATTGGCTCCCGACGGACATCTTCAGCACCTTGACGGGCTACGTCGAGAAGGTCCTGATCTACCTCGGACTGATTGCCGACAACACCAAGAAGACGAGCGGGAACGCCGCGAATGATTGGTTCCGCGCCGACGTCATCGCGATGACCGGGAGGAAGTACTGATGGCTCCTCCTCCCGGAACGAACGCGTACATCACTCCGTTCGGGACGAGCGGTACGCAGTACACGCTCCTGCACGTAAACATCGAGACATGGTCGTCCGAGGTCGTTCTCGCCGAGGACAACATGACGCCGATCGGCTCGAAGATGCACGTCGCCGGAACGGCGATGATGGCGACCGCCGACTGGGACGCCGTGCGTACGCAGTTGAAGTTGAACGCTACCCGGCTCGCCGTTGCCTCGTTGCCGAATCCGGGCGGCGGCGACGACATGATCGCGTTCACCTCGGGCGCGAGCAACATCGGCGGACCGTTCTGCAAGTTGACGGGCACGCAGGTCGTCGGATCGACGGTCGTGCTTGTCCGCTTCGAGATCGACGATCAGCAGGACGCGACGGGATGCAACAACCCGATCGTCGCGACGACATGGGTTCAGTCGATGGCGATCGACGCGACCGGGCGCCCGACCCGTACGGTGCGCGGGACGATCCGGATCGCACGGTCCTCGACGGCGTCCTCGACGACGCCCGCTCTTCCGGGCGCATGGTCAACGACAAGACCGTATGCGGATCTGTTCCGGTTCCTCGCGATCCCGGATCTTCCTGCGAAGTGGAGGCGCGAGTCGCAGGAGTTCGCGTACGACCAGATGTCGACGGCGCTCGTCTACCAGATCGTCGACAAGCAGTACGCGCACGACCTTCCGGACGGCGTGATCGTCGGCGACATGGACTTCTCGTTTGAGCGCCGGGCGGAGGACGCGGGTATCGGGCATTGCTCGTTCTCCTGCGAACTCGAAGGCAGCCTCGCGCTCGACGGCATCACCGGGACGACGGGCAACCGACGGCTCGTCGAGGCGGCGGTCCAGTTGTCGAAGACGCGCATCAACGCCAACTACTCGTCGTGCATCATCACGCGGATGCGCGTGACCGAGCGGAGCATCCTGTCCGGCTACTCGATCCGGTTCGAGGTCGACGCGGACGTCTTCCCGGACAACGGCTCGGGCGCGATGGTCCCGCTTGCCACGATGATTGGGCAGGCGTTTACCGTCACGCGCTCGACGACGAAGGAGGCTCCGGCGTACGGCGCGGCTGCGTTGGTTGACGGCGCCCCGAAGCAGTACTACATGATCCCGCACTACGTCTCGAACGTCATCAACGGGATGAACTGCGACGGCGCCGCCGACAAGGCGGAGAGGGCGACGATCGTCGCGTTCACGGGAGCGAACGCCTATGGCACCGTCACAGTCGCGGTCACCGCGGGCGCGACGGGCGTGCCCGCGATGAACACGCTGTTCACGGGCAGGTACTCGGCGACGCAGCAGCAGAACGCGAACGACAACGACGGCTACGTGAACATCATCGCGCACAACGTCGCGATCACGAGCGCGAGGTACGACAGCGGAATCTGCCGACTCTCGCCGATGTACGTCGACACGGGCGACTTTCTCTTCCAGACCCGCAAGCCTTCCGTCCTCGTATCCGAGAAGGCGGAATCGTCGCGGGCGAACATCGCCCCGGCGAAGTACATGAGACCGCTCCCGACGGGCGCGTTCCTCGTCAACGACAACTTCAACTGCTCCTTCGGCAAGTACGACCCGCAGGGGCAGCGGCTCTTCTCCGGCGTCTACGAGCGGACGTACGCGCTGTACGACCTCGGCGGCAACTCCGGTAACGGCTTCACGACGCAGACGGCGCCGAGCGGCGCAAGCCTTCGTGCGTGGGTTCCGCCGAACGACGTCATCCTCCCGACCTTGTCGGCGACCGGGACGTCGGCGTCGCAAAGCACGGCGTCAAGCGTCTTCGCCGCGGCGACGACGACAGCCGCTCGATACCCCGTCTACGGCGAGACGTTCGTGACATGATTCAGGCGTACTTCCAGACCTCGGGTGCGACGAACATCCCGGCGCTCGTCCCGAACGACGAGGTCCTCGAACTCGCCGCGATGGCGGGTCTGACCGCGCAGGACCTGTTCCGGATCGACATCCCCGGCGGGGCGTCGCGGGAGGGCAGGGTACTCGCGCTCGTTCCGCAGTCGCAGTTGAACACGCTCTACGCGAGCACGGCGAGCGGTCCGGCGTCGGCGACGTTCTACTGGGCGGAGAACGACGCCGCGACGTCGAAGTCGCTCGGCGTCTGGCTGCTGCCGCCGCGACCGTTGTTCATGGTTCCCGGCGGATCGGGCATCGCGATCGTCGAGGCGGTCGACGTCCGCTACTGGTGGAAGCAGACGCAGTTGAACGCTCGCAATGCGAGCCCGGCGATCACCTCGCTGTTCTCCTCCGACGGGCGATGGAACGTCGGCGGCTACCCGATGGCGACCTCGCTCTCGACGATCCTCGACGACCTCCGCCTGATGCTCCCGGTCGGGACGTTCACGAGCGCGGCATTCGCGCCGTCGTCGGCGCTCCGCGCCCGAGTCAACGAGTGCGTCTTCACGCCGGAGATGTCGATCGCGATGGCGCTCGACGTCTTCCTCTCGGCGCTCGGCTACGCGTTGGTGTACGACAACGCGGGCGGGTACGTCGTCGCGACGATCCAGAGCAACCAAACGGCACTGCAGTCGTTCATGACGAGCAACAAGCGTGCGTCGGTCGGCGGGATCGAGGCGCCGAGCGGTACGCCCGCGACGACCGAGCCCCTGATGAACCTGTGGGCAGGCAACGACAACTGGCAGGTCAACCGGATGCCCGGGAAGGTCACCGTCTCGTTCCCGTACCGCTCGATCGAGGGCAAGACGTACTACAACAACGCGCTCCCTCCACCGCCGACGGACTGCGTCCAGTTCGCGACGAAACGGGAGTTCGGGTGGGAGCAGAACGTCTCGACGGCTCGATCGCGGACGAACACGAACGCGGTCCGCGTCATCAAGGAGCCGCAGGCGCTCGTCGCGAGCCTCAACACGACTCTGAATCCCGCGAGCCCGGCGACGAACATCCAGACCGGGATCGCGATGCCGTTCAACTACGCCGACTACATCGCGGCGGTCACGGCGCTGTACGTCAAGCGATGCGAGGTCACCTACGGCAAGACGGTCTGGGCGGGGTGGCCGTCGCTCCCGAATGGCGCGTACCGGGTGTCGATGTACAGGTTCACCCTCGGCGTCCGAGGCAACGAACTCGTCCCGATCACCCTGTCAGCCGCCGACATGGACGACTGGATCTTGGGACCGAACGGCATGACGCCGGACGATCCGAAGGACATCGTGATGAGCAAGGG